AAGGATTTAGCGGACTCCTCCCCATTGGGGTCGAATTCCCGCTTCAGCTCGTGCCATCTTTTAGATGGCATAAACTGTTTAATGACGACCTCAAAATGAGATCGCATTGCTTGGATGTCAGTCTCATTGAGTCTGTATCCACGATATGAGTAGTTACTTAGTAACTTACTCATTAATCCATGTTCGTAATGAAATTCATCACGATCATCGATAAAGGATTCCATTACTGACAGTGTCAGTACTGGAACCTTATTATATATCTCCTCAACTTCGTCGAGGAGATATAAGTCTAATCCTCCCCAGAAGCTGGGGAGCATTAAATGCCAGTACACTCCACTAGAGCGATCTGGTAAAAGGGAACCCATTCTTACTAAGAATCGGTCCCTAACCATATGTACCCACTTTGTGGGGAAATGGTCTCTGTTTAGCCATTTTAGGGTTCTACCCAGGGAAATTCCCTTTCCAATGGCCACATTTCTATCACTCACGACTTCAAAACTTTTGGTCAGTGGTGATAATAGCCTAACCTTTATAGAATCTACAAAGGGCGAGGCTTCATACGCCTCGGTAGAATCATTGATCCTCCGGACGTCGAAAGGCTTAGACAACACTTTGTGTATGTCTAGTACCTTTTCACAGTATTTCACAACTTTGTTTGAAATACCGTGTTTACCTATCGATAGGACTGAGCCACAGCGTCTGTGGTTCAGGGTTATCAACCCTAAATATAGGGGTGGACCGATGGCCAAATGGTCATCTCCTCCGATATGATATGTTCGCCAGGGTGGTGAGTCATAGACCCGCCCTGACGATACCTTTAGGAAGGAACGCATTGCATTCTCTTCCACAAAAAGGTTTAAGAGGGTGAGAATCACCTTTGTAAGGGGTTCTCCCATCATAATCCCACGTTCCTGTCTCTCTGAGACATGTCCGTGGCCGATAAAACACCTGTCCCTAGAAACTAGGTCCAGGCATATATCCGTAAGGTTCGATCTGAGACCGGACCCGGATAGAAAACCAGACAGTAGTTGGACTCCAACTACCTTTGGTATGTGGTCGGTTGCCTCTTTGAGGTCCGACGACAAACATTTAAAGCCTACATTGTAGACTTTATTTGACATCAGGTATAGGCTTTGCCATGCCTGATCTGTTTTCTGAAGACTACTCCTCACTGAGGGGTGATTCTTCAGAATATCCTTTACAGCATGGGATAATCCCTGCTGAAGGGTATTAAGCCAGAAAGGACCAGTGGTCACTATTCTGGCTTTAAAGCCGGGTTCTGGCACTGTCAGGACCCGACAAGGAATGGCTAGTCCGGTCTTTGACCAGTCTCGATATTCGAGATAAGAGACTACCATTATTTGCCTACCAATTACTTCATCGAAGCCTTGGTAGTACATGTTTTCATTATTGAAAACCTCTTCGGTTATGATTTCACCGAAATCAATCCCCGGATAGTGCTGGTACGGAGTTTCTCTGCACCAGTACCTCCACCTTGGTTCCCCAGCGGGGCAGTGTAGGCTCCCAAAAGGAGTTTCTACACTTTCGTCCAAAGTTGGACGAAACCGAAGATGCTGGGAGAGAGATTCTCTAATCTCTCTCCCTCTACCACCGTCTTTGACAGTATGGTAGTAGCTACCTGCACAACTCATTGAGATGTGCGGATAGGAAATGATCTTTCCAAAGGAAAGACATTTGTGACCAATATTCCGGGAAACCTGGAATATTTGATTAAGGAACTCTAAATCCACTGGATAGGGTTCCTCTACCGAACGGAAGAACTGAGCCACTGACTCGGCTTCCTTTCGTCTATCCCCTACTGGCATTTGCCTAGTAGAGGTTAAATGAGCAAAGGATTCCATTAGATCCTTACTCAAATCACCGTCCAAGATTCTTTGAACCTTGGGCCATGATAATAACGTGGCAAAGAAATTTTCTTTGCCGGGTTTATCTAGAC